TAATTTGTCCTGTAATGCGTCAACCGCGTCTCAATTTCCTGTATCAATAATCCCGCCGCAATAGCAGCAGTCCTCTTCATTGCTTGATAGTCCAGTTTCGCAAGCCCGAAACTAAGGTCATTCTTTGTCTTTTGCATCGTACCACCTCCATTATGTTTATTGCGTTATTTCCGTTTCCCATCCGTTGATTTTCAATCCATCGCCCCATTTTAACATTGCATCAAACAGGGCCGCCCGATTCACTATCAACCCTGCCTTGATTCTACCTCTCCGCTTCCATGTGCCTGTATGCCAACGCGGATTTCCTACACCGATATTGACAAGCGTATCAACTCGCATTAAAACATATCCGCTTGACATAGCACGGTATGTCCTCCGTGTAGTCAATGTCATTGCATCAGTATCCGCTCCATCCGTGCTTTGTTTCCGTGCTATCATCTCTACCAGACATTCACCATTAGCTCTTAACTTAGCCATACACCCCCCCATCATTGACAGTTAGGGCAATACTTTTGATTCTTGATCTTTTCCCCTTATAATCCCCTTATTGTATTATGTTATTACGTATTATATATAGTCTCCTAAATAAAGACTATATAGTCTTAGTAATAACAGTCTTAAATAAGGACTGTCTTTATTCTTTGTTTTTGTTTTTCCTTAGTTACTTGTATATCTAAAGCATTACTGCTAAGACTACTACAAAGACTAATACTAATGCTTTAAGCCTTTGTTAGATAAATGCTTTTGCTTAAAGTATTTCAGGTTTTAAGCGGTCTTCCAAAGGCGAAAGTCTTTCTTTGTCTTTCATTCTCAATAGTTAACTTCAATTACCGGCTGGATTCTGTTAAGGCGATTCAGCTCATTGCATTTCCTTTGAACCTTTGAAACCGGCGAGAATCGCCTTTTGCGAATTGCCATGAAATGCACAAATTCCGCTTTTCCCATTAACCAGTCTTTAGCCCTTTGTAATTCATTCTCTGTAAATGTGAATACCGGTAACATTATATACCTCCTAAGGTTAGAGCGTTATCCCGCATAATTGCGGTGAATCCAAATTGTATACCGTCATTGTATTCCGGTGTTCTGATGCTGAAGGGATTCGGGATAATACCGTAATAGCTAAAATTTCACCCATCGTCCCATGTTAATTCCTTCATGGCAGCACCTCCGGTAAAACCTTACTGTTCCTCAATATGCGGCCATTTATTACTATGGCAGTTGTCAGATAGGCAATCCCATGTATAGGGATTATTGGGATCGCCATACAGTTTGATTTTATTCATCCAGCGGCCACAATAAGGACAATGTTTTCTCATGGTATAATCACCTCCGATATATTGTTGTAACCTTATGACAATACTAATGATACAGCGTTTTGATAACCTTCCCATTTTATCCAGGCTTAGGACTGGCATAGTATACGTAAGTGTATATCTATGGCATGGTTAAGGCACTAACTGTATATCAATATATATTGCTATATAGATATACGGCCCGTGCCTTTTTCCACCGGACGTGGTATAACTGTAACCGGCGGCCCTTACTGTCAATAATCTCGATACATAATCCTATTTGATAGGATATTGTCAATTAAGACAATTCGCATTAAACTCCAATGGCCTATATGACTGGTGCAATACCAGTAAGTGATTATTGTATCAAGGATTGACTTACTACCTTGTGCCTGATTTTTCCCCAACACGGCTAGCATAACGATTCATCCTAGCAATATTAGGCGCTTATCAACAGGCGCTAACTCTACTATGTGTAATCAGTTAGCTTTATCTTGCTGATAGTCCAGTGTAGATACTCGGATTAAGGTTACACTGTACCATCCGGTCAATCTCCGAGGACTGTTTACCTCGCACATATCGCCGGATCGTAGCCTTGGTGTAGTGGTTTAATCCTTATAATCTACCCTTTGGGAGTATCCGCCGATGCCATTTAACCGCACCGTAGCTATGATACGGCTACGATTATGTTGCACCGTGGATGCTATCATTATCCGCCAGTAGATCATAGCTCTAATGATGGATTATGATAGTTGGCTTGTGCAGGGTACGTTAATGGTAATCCCTCCATAGTATCAGTATGGTGTGGCTACCCGCCCCTGCCTGTCCATCTCCCAATTGTCAATGATCGCATAGTGATTATGACATAGCACCACGTTATGTAAACCACCTATTATGTCCTTACTAATCGTAAGTGCTTCATATTTATAGCCTTGACTATTTATGGTCTAGGGGGTACTATGCTGTCGCAGAAAATCCATTTGAAGGTCTTTTTCTAAAACTGGTGTAATTCATGGTATTAAGTACTTATATACAGGGAAAAGATAAAGACGTACTACGTAGTACAAGTACTTAAAGACAAAGGCTAAGAAAAGACAAAGGCATGTACTTAGTACTTATGCTTATGGTATTGACACAGAATTACGGTTCGGGCGCGTGGGCGCGAGTACGTACAGGGGGTGATTATAGGGAAATTAGTAATCTTATGCTGGTGGGATAAACCTTCTAAGAATGGTACAACCGGCTGGCCTGTGGAAAGGTTCAGCTAAGTTATAGGATAGCCCCCCATTTCTGGCTGTGGTATTAGCCGGGGAATAGTAAGACTACCTTAGCAACAATCCTGGCTTAAAGTGGTACTGTAGTGGCTTCTTTCGGTATGCACGAGGTATCTTAGACTTAGCTTTAAGGCGGCATTTCAGGCAAGTACGCTTTCTATTGTGATTTGTCATTTGCTGGCAGATGACACAGAAGGCAAGGTACATCTTCATGCTTCCCTTATGATTTTGATGATATTACTACAGACACAGTTGATACAGATAGGGTTGGTAATATCTTCTTCCCGCAGATGGTTAATTTCTTCGCGGGTATAGTCAAGTTCTTTCACATGGCGTTTCTTTTTATTCTTCGGCAACCTTCGTTTACACTGTCGGCAAACAAAGAAGTCAGGTTCCCTTCGCGCCATTCATCCCCCTTAGTTATTCCAAATAGATAGTACCACATAAAAGATAACTTGACAAGTGGAAGGAATATGGTTAGAATAATACTATGCAACCGACATTTGATTCTGACGGCTATCCTACAAACGAAACCCTTGATGCTATCAAGAACTGGCCGTATACTGATTATCGCGGGTTGATTGAATATCTACGTGATGCTTGGAAGTGGCCGTGCTACTTTCGCGTGAATAATAACGGCTGGATTAAGGCGAGTACCGGTGGATGGTCAGGGAACGAGTCTTTGATTGGTGCTATGCAACAGAATTTCATATTCTGGTGTGATTGCTTTTACTGCCACTATACCGGTGGCCATTACACTTTGAAGATACCGAAAAGAAAAAAATGAACGAAGCCACAAAGATGCCATACATAGATAGTGAAGGCGGATTGCATATACCGTTTGATAGCCCTGAAAAATATCATTACTGGAACGGTGGACAATCGCTAAGGGAAACATTGCTTGAACTTGGTGCTGGTGAAGATATTATTAGACGGTATTACAGGGAAGATGGCGATAGGAAAATTGACGCTGTGAAAGACACGCCATAAGCAAAAGAAAAGAAATACTTGACAAAGCAAGATGGTTGCTGGTAGAATCTGATAACGAAAGAAGGAGGAAGGTAATGTGCGCGGGTACTGAAAAAGGTTTCTACAAAGGATGGAGAACGCCGCACACGTTCCCTCCTCTTTCGGAGAAATCGGCGGTTACTCGAAAGAGTGGCCGCCTTTTTCTTTTGCCAGTCGTTTGTAGTTCCCCATTGGAAAGAGAAGATGAGATTAGAAGTTCATTCCTCCGGCTCTGCGGGAGCGCAACCGAGAGGTTCCACGGCGAATCATCTTCAAACTTTCCATTCCAATCCACAGTATGGACAATCAGGACTGAACCGAGATTGTTATTGGATATTGGTAGATTGGGGATAGGGATGGCATTGTCCATCATAGATATACAGACCGGGATTTCAAATATCAGTGGGTTGAACGGGGTATATCTAAAGGAAGCCGGTTTCTCTTTCCGTAGTAATGTGTTTTCTTGTATTCCTACTTGTGTAAATACTATATATAGAAAAACTATAATATAGTATTAAAGTACGTAATACTAAGATAACGCCAGGAAAGAAAAACTTAGAGGGTTCTGAAAGGGATAAGATATATTATCCGACGTTGGACTTGAAGAACGTTGACAATAGGAGGTTTACGTGGAAGAGTTAAGGACAAGTGAAGAATGGCAAAAGCTGTGCGTGGTTCAAGTCATTGACCCTGATGGATGGGATAGAAAGAATTACCAGTATTCTTGGTATGAGGAAAAGATAAGTCGTGGAGAATTTGAGAAGAGGATGTTTATTTCCACCGTAAGAAATCTATCTGCGTTAGCAATGCGTGGTGATGTAAGTATCTGGAAGGATAGAAATGTGTAAATGGGGAACGCATACGATGGTGTGTGTGAGAATACCAGCCGACCTATCATGTTCTGGACGAGCCAAATGGAAGCGTATGAGAATAGATTCGTGTATCGCGGATATTGTTGAGGCACTACAGAAAGGAGGAATCAATATGCGCGGTTCCTGTTGTGGACATGGTAAGGGTGATGGTAGTATAGAGTTAGATGATGGAAGGGTGTTGGTTATAAGGAAGGGTGGTGATAATTATGCCATTATGTCCAAAGTGCGGAGAACCAGACGATGAATGTGATTGTGATTAAGTAGATATGTAGCTTGACAAGTATCAGTAAGTGCAATATAATCATTTACATGGAAATGACTACGCTAAAGAGGTTGCTTGATATTGAAGATATACTTGCCCTGCTTTGTCCACGTGAAGAACAAATCCTAAAGATGCGCCGTGATGGTGGTACGTATTTTGAAATAGGTACTGTACTTACGTTGTCTGGTGAACGGGTACGGCAGATAGCGAATGGTGCGATAGAGAATATTGAACGGTTCTGTAAAAAGAAAAACATAGCAATCAAACACAATGACTAACTTTATACGCCGTAGCGGAAATTTTGACAAGAGAAAATTTTTACAATATTGGTCATCTTTGTTTTATCGCATGAAACAAGAAACTGGGTCTGATGTTATTTCAATGATTGCCAGTGGAAAAAAGTGTGCCGAAATTCAAGAAGAGATGCGTATTAAGGGGTATCGTCCCATAACAGAACAAGCGTTTAATATCTTTCAATCTGACATGGAGAAGTCGTCAATCGTTGCTTCAAACATAAATGATGCTGTAATATCCTTTCTTCGCAATAATGTGTCCTATGTGGTAAGAAGCGAGGTTGTTCTTGAATCGTTGATTACGGCTGGATTTGCAACCTTTCTTCGCAAGAATAAGGAAGTGGATTTGAAAACGCTTCTGTCTGCGTTGAAATTGAAATTTGAACACATGAAAGAAAGTGATAGGCCGGAAGACGTAAACAGAAAAGTTCTTGGACTTCTTCGTGGTATGGAGGATAACGGCAAGGTTGAACCTACACAATCTGACGTTGAACGTGAAGTTCCTTCAACAGATGGTACTGAACTTGATAAGCCAGTAGAAGAAAAGAAAGAACCAGTACCTATCCCTGCTGTCACTGAAAGCAAGCCGACATAATGCTAACCCAGGCGGATAAGGATAAGGCATTAGCCGCGATAGTAGATAGTGATAAACGGGCTTTCTTCAAAAAAATAGGGTATTACCCTATCCCGAAGTTAATTCACTTCCATAATAACGTTGAACTTGCCAAGGTTATCTGTACGCTTGGCGGGAACCGTTCTTCTAAGACAACTGCAATGGTGGCTGAAGTATGCTACCAGATGGTGGTGAAGAACCGTAGTGTTTGGATTGTGGCGGTAGATTATTCTAAGACACACAGGTTCATCTTTGGGAAGGATGCTGCTCTTGGCGTTAAGGATTACGTAGGCGCATCGGAATTTGGGTTTATGGTATCTTCCATAAACCAGAAAGACCACTATATAATCCTGAAGAATGGCAAGCGTATTGAAGGTAAGTCGTTCAAGTACGCAGATTCGTTTATTGCTGAACCTGTAGATATTATCGTAATCGAAGATGCCGATACGGTTACGGAAAACTTCTACCTGAAATATATCCGGCCAAGGATAACGGATACCAAAGGCCGAATCTGGCTTAATGGCCTGATGCCAATACGAAAAACTTGGCTGGTAGATATATGGGCAAAGCATTTCCCGGCGGAAAAGCAGACTGCTAATCGCTATTCTTATCAGGTTTCTATGTATGACAACCCGAACTTAGACCCTGAAGAAATCAAGGAACTTGAACAAGACTTACCGCCGCATCTGAAACGCGCTATTGTGTTCGGCCTTCCACCGGAACGTGATTCTTCGATATTCGGAAATCTATCTAATGCTTTCTGTCTACAGCGTCAAGCATTTAACCAGCAACATCTTTACCGGGCAGGGATAGATATTGGACGGACAAACGATAGAACGGTGTTGACTATAAGCGATTTAACAGATAAGTGTATGGCGTTCATTGACGTGTTCCCGCCGTCATACTTTCACACGGAATCAGTAGAACAGCGTATATTGCAGGATTTAAGCCAGTACGGGAATCCAATGACGAACCTTGACGTAACGGGATGGGGGCAACAGTTTGAGTTTATGACACGTAAGTATCATTGGATATTACCCTATATGATACAGACATTGAAGGAACGTAATAAGTTGTTTGATTGTGTGTCGTTGGCGATTGAGCGTGGGTATAGGATGATTGACAACCCTTATGTTAAGGCAGAATTTGAGCATCAGAACATGGAAAGAAGGACGGGGTATATCCATTATTTTCCTGAAAGTGGTTATCATGATGATTGTCCAATCAGCGTTGGATTATCTATAATTGACTGGATACATAAGTTCGATAACGTTGTTTCTGCTATGCCGGAACCTGTTGTTATTGAACACGTTATAACCGATATTGAACGCGAAGAAAGTATCTTTGGAAACGATAACCTTGAACCTGTATCGTTTACCGGTAGGGATGGAATGATTTGACAACCATAAGCATTAGTGTAAAACTATAGACAGTTGGGGAATAAATACTATGCCCATTACAACTTACGAATCTATAGACCTCGCAAGCAAATCCGCTGGTGGTAGTGGCAAAGAACTTGGCCCATTGAATACTTCCGAATACGAAGATTTTGATAAGGTTGCACAGAAAAAGGGATACCGTATCTATCGTGATATGGTTTCTTATGACGATATGGTGTCCTTTGGCACGACATCAAAGAAGCTACTTCTGCTTGGTAGCGGTTACGATATTACACCTTACGATGAATCTGCACAGGCTAAAGAACAGGCTGATTTTATTTCGGCTATGTTCAATGCCATGGAAAGAAGTTTTAAGATGGTGCAGTATGATTCGTTTAGTGCTTTCGAGTATGGGTTTGCGGTTGGAAACAAAATTTGGATTAGGAATAAAACCAACAAAAATCCATTACTTGTAGGTAAAACCATACTCAAGGACATAAAGATGAAGTTCCCGTGGGATACCGACTTCATCTATGACGAATTTGGAAATCTGAATAAGCTGTTGGTCGGAGGTGAAGAGGTAGACCAAAAAAGTTTCATTATCTATTCATATCTTCCGCAGTTCGGAAATCTAAAGGGACGTTCTGATTTGAAAAGTGCCTATAATGGATACTGGCTTAGGGATAATGTTTCCAAGTTTTGGGCCAGACACCTTGAACGGTATGGTTCTCCAATCGTAAAGGGACACGTACCACCTGGGGCCACCGCTGATGAAAGCAATAGATTCTTTGTTGCAATCAACAGGATGCAACATATTACTGGAATCATGCTTCCACGGACGCAACAGGGGAATGGGCAGGAATTTGATTTTGAACTGGTTGAAAGTAAGCGTGAAGGTGGTTCGCAGTTTCGTGATGCAATAGACAGTGGCGACAGCAGGATACTTCGGTCATTTCTATTTCCTCGTTTGTGGGGAATCACCAAGGAAAGTTTTGGAAGTTATGCCGTCGGTCAAACACAGATACAACTTGCCCTGTTTATCTTCACGTTCATCTGTGATGACTATTCCGATAGTGTAGTGAATAGACAAATAATTCGACAAGCAATAGACATCAACTTCCCCGTACCGTTGTACCCAACATTTCGTCAAAAGCCACCGTCTGAATCTACCATTGGTGCGCTATTGCAGGAAATTGCTGATGTTAAGAATCCAAAGGTTGAACCTAAGAAAGAAGAACCACAAGGAGAATAGTGATGGCTGATGATAAGAAAGTACCGCATATATGTAGAATCGCCTGTGGATGGGAATGTTTGTATCTAATACTATCTGCTAATAGTCCAGTGGAAGCCCTGGATGAAGCACGTAGCATAGCGCGTAAGAACTTTCCACGATGGCGTAGGAAATCGGTTGTAATATGTGAACAGCGGTTTGCGGTTGATTTCAATATCAAGATGTGAACATAGGGGGGTTCCTTGATGAGTGATTTTCGTGTAGCAATATGTTGCCTCGGAGGAATCGGTGATGTTATACAGTTGAGTATGCCAGCCAGAAGGCTAAAGAAACTATATCCCAAATGTAAAATCGGTGGGTTTGGTAGATGTGATACCTACAACATTCTTGGTTCCAATCCATTCTTCGATGAAATAGGTGGACGTGAAGATTGGCATAGTTCACCTATCCCGCCAGACCCGAAATATCTTTCCCTAATAAACAAGTACGATGTCGTGATTGATTTCCGGTATGGTGTTAAAACATTCTGGCGTGGCAATGCGCCTGACTTTGATGTGAAGGCAAAGGAATGGCGTGATAGACAGGATAAGACAGAGTTTAAGTTGTGGGTACATGATATGCCAGCGTACCGGATGCGTTTGAAGCAGGAATATCTTTATGACATCTGCGTGAATAAGGCGATGTTTGGACAGCATTTCAACTGGTATTCTCTTGGCGCGTTTCTTTCCGGCATAGACTATACGCCTGACGATTACTACGTGCATACGGAAAAGGTTGATGGGTTGCCGAAAGAGTTTATAGCAATTTCAGCACCAGCGCATGTGGATAGTAATGCACGGCCATTGCTGACGAAGTTGTGGTCTAATGATAAGTGGAACGCGCTGATGAAGAAGTTTCCTAATTTCAAGTTTATTGCGCTTGGTTCAACCAAGAATGGTGGTTTAACCGGAAAGAATCTTGATAACACTGGTAGTAGTTTGAATCTTTACCAAGCGGCCTATGTGTTATCTAAGGCGAAGTTTCTTGTAAGTATCGAAGGTGGACTGGTACATATCGCAAGGGCTGTGAAGAAACGTTCAGTAGTTATGTTCGGCCCTACGGCAGACTGGTTCTTTGGCTATCCTGAAAACGTGAATATAAAAGCAGACTATCCATGCGAACCATGCCATAACCAGGATGTCCATTGGGGAAGCATGTGCTATAAGGACAAGGAACGAAAGACGATCTACAGTCCTTGCTTGGAAGCGATAAGTGTCAATCAAGTCAAAAAAGCCGTTGAACAGATTTTGTCTATCAAACACGGAGGCGACCTATGACTTTTATGAATGAGAAATTGTCGAAACTTGGAACAAAAGATTTACTGGCGGATTTCAACAGCAATGATTTCAATTCCGCCGAGTTTGATGTCTACTACGGACTGGCGAAGCTTATCAGGCCGAAGTCTATTCTTGAAGTAGGCGTCTATAAAGGATATTCTGCTTGCGCTATGATTTATGGCGCGTTGCGTAGTCTTGAAAAGTATGTTGGTATAGATGCCGAACTATACATAGAACGTTCAAACGATATTGCACGTGGACATATCATGTTGTTCTGCGAAAAGATGGGTATAGAACCACCGTCTTGGCGGATAGATAATGTGAATACACAGGCTGGTGATGTGGATTTGAATGGGGAAGAGTTTGATTGGGTACACATTGATGGCGCACATGAAACCAGGGAAGCCATTAAGGATATACTTACCTTCTGGCCTATGACGAAACGTGTAATGACAGTACATGACTATGAAAGCCATCCTGAAGTTATGGCCGCCGTGAATACGGTGATTAAAGATAAGTTGGTATCATACACAGGAGGCGTACTTTGCCATTCCAGCCACGGTAACTACCTATTGCTTAAAGGTTAGATGATATGAAAAAGTTGTGTTTTGTGATGTTTGTGACAGGAAAGTATCAGTGGTATTTACCGCTGTTCATATTTTTCTTGTCACGCAGCTATCTCGAACATGATTTGATAGTTGTTTTGAAGGATACACTTCAAGATGGCGTTAGGGAACAACTGGAACAGATAGAATGGAAGAACTATAGAATATTCGAGAACGTGTTTGAAGAATATGATGATGGTAGGCAGACGATAAATTCACTTCGATGGATGATGTACCTGTACGAGTTTGAAGAATACGAAAACATCTATATTGGGGATATAGACATCCTAATCGTACAGGAAGAACCATTGTTGCTTGAACGTCATCTGAAAGTTTGTGCTGATAACGGTACGTGCTATAGCAATACCATCTGGATTGACTATCCGAATGGTCGTGGGCCGAGAATGACTGGACTTCATTTCTTTAAGACACAGGAATATTTTAAGGCGATGTTGCCGGTGATAAAGGAATGGAAAGAAATGTTGCTGACTAATCCAGAAGCGGATATTTTCTGGAATGAAAAGATAAACCGGTTAGACAATCAGATGGTGTTGTACAAGATGATAAAGGAATCTGGCCTGAAAGTGTATGGCGAAGATATGCGGCCACCTAATGTGTTCTTTGAATACAGCGGGTTGCATTTAGGCCATTCACGTGTGCCTGGAAGATGGGCTGAACTATTCAAGAATGACAATAACCACGTTTACTATTACCAGAAGTTCATTGAAGTTGCCGCTGATCTACTATACGAATGGCTCTATAACCGTGCGCCAGGATTCATTCAATATGAGATAGGCGAAATGGTTAGGGCAGGGAGTGTGAGGAAATGATGAATGTAGGCGTACTGTTCAGGAACAACGAAGAACTGGTAGTCCCGTTCTTTTACTTTCTTAGACGTTCAACGAAGAATGAAATGCGCGTGTTTGCCGTAGATGACGGTTCTACTGATGATACACAGCGGGAATTAGGACAGTGTATGCAGGGGATGGATATAACTATCAGGCACGAAACCAAGCAAGGAATTGCCAAGGGAAGAAATAGTATCCTTGAAGCCATGAAGAATACGTGTGGCAAGTACGAAGATTTATTCCTCTTGGACAGCGACTTGTTTATTGCAAGATATAATTCTTTGGATATGATGTCTAAGAAGTTGATAACATCGCCTGATGAAATAGGGTTTGTTATGGGTGTTAATACTCCATATTATGCCAATGATGGACTTGAATATCAAAGGAATGGATTTTGTTTTGTGCTGATACGAGGGAAGGTGCTTGAAGAAATAGGACAGTTTGATGAACAATATTCCATGTTCTATGATGATACAGTGTTCTTTGAAAAAGCGAAGGCAAAAGGATACGGATGGGTTGAGGAAAGCGATGCAATAGGGTTGCACCAATGGGGCGGAACGATTAGACATGGAAGCGAAGGTGGAAATACAAGGGAAGAAACGCTTGCCCACGATAAGGAGATTTATGACAAAAGAACAGTTTGACGCGCTATTCTATTCCCCGCCGGAACCAAGCCAGCATCCATTTGAATTCTTTTCCTTGCTTAACTTCATTGAACAGCGGATACCGGAATTGAAGGTTGTAGTTGAAGTTGGCGTGTTTAAGGGCGGAACGTTTAAGTTTTGGAGTAGAATGATTAAGCCGGAGGAAGGGATATTGGTTGGGATAGATAGCGGGGAACGTGGATACATAGATGGATTGATTGAACATCAGAAACGTTATGAGCATTTCATTGTGGCTGATAGCACTAAGAATGAAACCTTCCTGAATGTACGTAACCTAACTAAAGGCATGACGGTTGATATTGTGTTCATAGATGGGAACCATGAATACCAGTATGTTCAGTCAGACTACATCATGTATTCTTCGCTTGTTCGTACTGGTGGCTTGATTATCTTCCACGATTTAGTCAATCCAACTGTACAGAAAGTGTGGGGGCAAGCGAAGGATAAACGTGACTATGAAGGGATAGTCGAGTTTTACGGTAAGGAACGGCCATGTGGAATAGGAGTAATCGTAAAATGATGACATTTGAGAATATCCAGAAACAGGAGTTTATTGGAAGTTCAGAATTGAAGATGTTGTGTGCTTGGTTATATGGATGGAAGCCGGAACTGAAATGTGTAGTTGAAATAGGTGTTGCTACTGGTGGTTCTACACGGACATGGAATAGACTACTTGCCAAGGATGGAAGATACATAGGAATAGACATCAATTTATACGACCCAAAGCAAGGACTTTACGGTGAAGTTGCTAAGACAATATTGAAGTACGAAGATGATGATAGAATGAGGTTCCTTATTGCGGATAGTCGTTTAGAAGAAACGGTTGAAACCGTTAGGAAGATGTTGGCTGGAAGATTAGTTGATTTCCTGTACATAGATGGTGAACATTCAGAATCAGGGGCAAGGAAGGATTATGACTTATATGAACCATTTGTAGAATCTGGCGGGATTATAGCGTTCCATGATGCTTCTTCTAATACCAATGTAAGAAAGGCGATAGATAGCATTGCTGATGTGTTTAACAATGTCCAAGTAGGGCCACAGTCATGGCAGTATGTCGGGCCGAAAGCAAAGCATGTATGTAGGTTTGATTCTAAGATGGGCCATTGTGGTATTGTGGCGATTATCAAGGAGTGATATGTACACACGTGATTTGTGCATAAATGCAGGGGCATGGGGAACGAAGATTGAGGGGTTTACTTCGATTGATATTATGCCAGAAACAAACCCTGATATTGTGGCTGATATACGTGAATTTGAAGTTGGAGATAACACGGTGAAAGAATGTTATTGTTTTGATGGCGATACATTTATTAGTGGTATAAATAAACAGATTAAAGATATTGTTATTGGTGATATTGTTACTGGGAAAAGTGGAACTGGACAGACTGTTATTGGTAAATATGAACGTAAGTATTGTGGAGAGTTTGTTAAAATAGAACCAATAGGAACAGAACCAGTTATAGTTACTTCAAATCATAAAATTTTATGTTGTCGTGTAAAGAGGAAACATGTTAGGAGTTGGCATAATAAAACAATTGGTGAAAGAAAAAATGTATATGTTTGGGATGTATCGAAGTATGAGTGGAAAGAGGCGGGAAAATTAGAGGATGGTGATTATGTTGTTTGTCCTCGTATGTGTAGATTTAATAGTTTCGATATAGAAATAGAAGTTGGTCGTAAACATGAGAAAAAAACAATTATTGCAGATTATGATGTTGGAAGAATTTTGGGATTATATGTGGCAGAGGGTTCTATTTCAGAAAAATGTAATCATGTAGTTTTTTCTCTTGGTTCTCACGAAAAAGAACTTGCTTACTATATAGTTAATACTTTAGATAGAAAGTTTGGAATACGTTCTCATATTAGTTATCCAAATAATATGCCAACTGAAATTAAAGTTATAGCAAGTAATAGTAGTTTACTTTATTTTCTTAAGAGAGAATTTGGATGTTATTCACATGAGAAGTATATTTCTAATTTAATAATGAATGGTTGTCGTGATGTTATTTGTGGATTTATTTCAGGATTATCTGCTGGTGATGGATATAAAACCAAGAGTAGACAAATGCAGGTTGTTACCGTTTCTCGTATATTGGCAAATCAGCTTTTTCTATTATTGCATAAAATAGGTGTTTCTTGTTCTATTAGGAGCAGAAAACCATTGTGGGTTTCTATAAATGGATATAATTCTTTTGGGAGAAAGTCATACTCAATAAGGTTTCCATCTTATGTTTCCGACGGAGAGAAAGATTACATGAAGAAGTGTAGTTCTTTTCGTGGTAAATTTAATAATGAGTTTACATTTATCCCAATAAGAAAAACAACTCATTTTACTGATACCAGAATTGTTTATAATCTACACACAACAGATGAATCATATTGTGTTCCATTCATTGTTCATAATTGCAGTCATATAATTGAGCATTTTTGGTATAAGGATGCAATGGCATTATTGCGTAAGTTCAATAGATGGTTGAAGTCTGATGGAATACTATGGATTGCCGTACCTGATTTTGAGCTTATAAGCCAGTTCTATTGCGCTGGTGATTATTCGCAATATCTTATGGGATTGCTATACGGAAATAACCGCTATGAAACTGATGTACATAGACATCCGTGGACACGAAAGTCATTAGAGAAAGCGTTGAATGAAACAGGATTCGTAGTAATTGATGATAACTTCAAGCCGTGGGTACACAACGCTGATGGAACGGCTTGGGATGCAAGTAGTATGTGGTACGAAAAACCAGACGGTGAACGTGTTGGGATTAGCATTAACTTCAAGTGTCGAAAAGAATTAGAAGTAAGAAATACTTGACAAACAAAATGAAACAAGTTATATCTTTAATCAAGCAGTTGATAGGTGACCTTTTTACTGGGAGCTTGACTTTGCATTACAATTCCGGTAAGATAATGTCGGTAGAGAAACGAGAAGTCTTGAAAATTACAGAGTAAATATAGAAATGAGTAAAAAAATAGAAAAAAGTTGTCTGTTTTGTGGAAAAATATTTAGGGTATATAAATATGTTATTTCTGTTGGATTTGGCAAGTTTTGCTCTTTATTGTGTTATCATTCACATTGCAAGAACACTAAAAAACGATGTAAGAAAGTTGACAGATTTTGTTTGAGGTGTGGCAAGAAGTTTAGTGTTAAGCCATGTTTTATTAAACTTGGACATGGAAAGTATTGTTCACGTAGTTGCTCTGGCAAGGCAAATGGTTTTGTTAATAGATGGAAGAAAAAGGTTGAAAGAATTGAACGATCATGTACAACGTGTGGTAAAATATTTTACGTAACCCCATATACGATAAAAAAGGGATGGGGTAAATATTGCTCAATTTCTTGCAGTACTATTTGGAAGCATAGATACAATTATAACAAGAGAACTAAGATTGAACTTAAACTTGAGGATGTATTAAAACGTTATGGTATTAAATATGAGGCTCAAAAAGTAATACCAGAGGGAAGAACTGTAGCTGATTTTTATATACCAGAACAACGGTTGGTTATCTATGCTGATGGAACATATTGGCATAAGAGTAAACGAGCAAATGAACGTGGTGTTCCAAAGAGGGATGCAACACAGGATTTATTATTAGGGTTACATGGTTACAATGTTTTCAGATTTTCAGAGGAAGACATAAACAAATCTCCTGAATCATGTATAGATAGAGTAGTTAATAAAATGAATTGAAAACTTTGAGGGTTAACCTCTAAAACGAGGAAGCCAAGCACTTTGCGATGCAAGTAATTCGCAAGGTTCTTGGCCTTTTTTTTTGGCCTATACTATGAGCGAAAAGAAAAAGAAGAAACTCCGCAAGAAGATAATGAACATTTCCATTTCAAGTCCATTCAATCTTGAGGTTCCAAAGACGTTTCAAGTGGAGGTAACTAAAGATGCCTAAGTCTGACATGAGGGCGCGGCTTATTGTTACTGGACTATCTAAGGATTGGAAATATGACGCGGAAGCAGATGTTATTCATGGCGTTAGGATTGTAAGCGTAGGGGAAGCCAAAGGACATGGGTTCTATTGTGACGATGAATTTGTGAACGATACGGTATCTGCTATAAACTCACACCAGCTTGGACTTAAATCACGGTTTGGACATCCATCTATGTCCAGTTCGGCGTTGGGAACCTTTCTTGGCCGGGTAAAGAACGCGGAGAGGAAAGAGTTTGAGAATGGCGAAATATCTGCGGTAGGTAGTTTGTACTTCGATAAGACGGCACATAAGACGCCTAATGGTGATTTGGCTACCTATGTGCGCGAACTTGCTGAATCCGACCCTAACGCTTTTGGAACTTCGATTGTTTTTTCTTGGGAAAAGAAAGAATATGCTAAGGATAAAAGCGACGGGAGAATACACAAACATGTTGGTGAACAAGGTGATGAACTTGATTTGGTGAAACTACATACGCTTTACGCTGATGATGTGGTAGATGACCCTGCGGCAAATTCAGCGTTTCTTGATACTTCCAATGCGATTCTGTCTGCTAATGCTACCGAATTTCTTGATAGGTTCTTGGCTGACCCAAAGGCGGTTGATAAAGCACTTAGCTTCTTACAAGCGTATCAACGTACTATGGCGTTGGACAAAGATGATGAAGAAGGTACGCATAGATTGTTTACTCATCAGGAATTGAAAGATAAGGCAAAGGAGCAAAATGGGGTGCAAAAAGACAAAGAAGGGGAAGAAAAGGTAGTACCAGTAGAGGTTCCAACTAAAACTGATGTACCGCAAGAAAACGATGGAGGTACAATGACTAAATGTGAAGCATGTGGGAATGAGTTTGACTATGAAGCCCAAGCGGAATCTTCGCCGGGATATGTTAAATGTCCCGGTTGTGGAAAAGAAGTAGACAAGGCTGGTAAAGTGAAGGTTGAAGAAGCCCCGGCTGAAACACCCGCTGTCCCGGCCCCGGCTGCTACAGACACGCCGGTTCCCCCGGTTGCTGCTGATGTTCCCATTGTTCCCGCTGATGTTCCGGCTGTGGTTGAACCACCGGCCAAGACTGATGCTGAACTTTCTGCGGAAAAGGCAGCGAAGGATGAACTTCGCACGAAAGAAGTTGATGCGGCCATTGAAACCCTTTCCGAAGATGGGCGGGTTGTACCGGCAACCGAACCGCTGGTACGTGCGTTGCTTACCGCCGCATGGGATATACCGGAAGTTGTGTCTTATGAGGAAGGGTATGGCAACAAGAAGGAAATGTTTATTAAGGACGGCATCATAGCCTTCCTTAATACTGTCCCGCCGATAATTAGATTCAGAGAAGAAGGTAAGTCTGGCGGGAAGATTGACGATTCGCTTGAAGGTGATAAGGAAGCGGATATGGTTGATGCGTATGCAACTGAACATAAGTGTTCCATGCGCGAAGCGCGGTTTGCACTTGAACAGGAAGGAAAGATAAAATCGTTGACAACTAAAGAGGGAGGTAGCTAATGGCGGCAAAGCCTGAATTTGCGGATACTGTACAAATTAAGAATGGTATGGGTACTGATGGTACTCCGTACCGGCTGGTGAATGTTGATAGCAACGGATATTTTGTGGCGACTTCCGCTGCTGGCGGTGATTTTGTTGGTGTTCTTATGGCTGATGAGAGATATGTTGATAAAGTTACGCCGTCCTTGAAATACGGTACTGTCAAAACTGCCGGGGCGGTGGAAATTACCTGTAATGGTTCGGTGACTTGCGGCCATTGGGTGAAAGTTGCCGATAACGTTGGCAAGATTGCCGATGCCGGTACGTATGCCAACCTTTCCAGTGGGGCTACCAAATTCAAGCTGGTTGGTGTTGCCCTGGAAGATGGCGTTGATGGTAGTCGCGTAACGGTTGCCTTGCAACCTATGATTATACCGGCGTAATGAAGTAACCTGACAACTTAAAAGGAGATAAAATGGCGACTTTCGTAAACCAGAAATACCTCGACAACTATGTCGAGAAGGTTAAGAGTCCTGTCTGGAACTTTATTGCTGATGAAATTATGACTACGGTTCCAGTGACCCTTGACGGCGGAAAGTATGCGCGTTACGACAGGGCTAATATGAAGCCTGTTGATGACAGACGCGGCGTTAAGGGCGATAGGGGGGAATTCGACCCCAAGGCCGCACGGCTTACCGATGGTTCGTTCACCATTGAGGCCCATGACCTTGAACATGAAGTTCAGGATGATGAGCAGGATGATAGTTCGGAGTTTACGTCCTTGATTGAGGACGCGGCTGTTGGGCTGAAGACTACGATGCAGATTACCAAGGAACAGGAAGTTGCGGCCTTGGTTGCTGCTGCAACGTACAAGACCACGCCTTCGCCGTATTGGGATGGCACTTCCCCGACTATCGAAAAAGATATTCGGACTGCTATTACGGCGTTTGAGAATCAGGCGTTGGTAAGTCCGAATACGCTGGTAATTTCCAAGCCGGTGTGGGATAAGATTGTTATGGACAGCACCTTGCGGAACGTGTGGTTGCTGGTTCCGAATCGCGCTGACCAGAACATCAAGCTGGATTCGCTGATGAAGCTGTTGTTCGATAACTTCAGCGAAATCTGGATTCCCAACACCAAGTACGACACGGCCAAGAAGGGGAAAACACAGTCCTATAGCTGGCTGTGGGGAAACAACGTTGCGCTGATATACAACGAAAAACATGGAACCAAGAACAGCTTTACTTGGGGTTCCCGGTTTGTTAAGAAAACGTGGTATACAACGCAATGGAGACCGCAAGGGAAAGAAAGTACGAAGGTTGCGGTTACTTACAAGGAAGATAGACAGCAGGTCTGTAGTTCATGTCTCTATCTTTTAGAGAACTGTCTTACTCCGTAAGTAGCGTTCATTGACAACGCGGGGGAATAGTGTATATTACGACCACGCTTGTAAAGGCTAAGTATGCTACGTTGCTTGAACAGGTAACGCGGGGTGTAGTTAGCGATGCGCTTGTCCAGAAATGGATAGACGATAGTGAGGGGAAGGTCAATTTCTATGTTACACAGAGATATGACCTTCCCTTTACCAACATCCCGCAGATAATTACCACCTGTGCGTATGAACTGTTCGAGTATTACTGGCAGAAAGGAACAGATACGCCACCGGCAACAAGGGATACGGCTAACTGGATATTTCCCCGATATGATAGAACGATAGCAGACCTTAAAGCGATTGCTAATGGTAGTTTGACACTATCTTATGTTGACCCGTCAACGGGAATAGAAACTACCATAGACCCAAGATCGGATATTAGTGAGTTGATTAACAGTAACCACATAGAAACAGCGCAGATATTTTCGCAAAAGGATTTTGTAGACCAAGATTTGGAGGACGCCTATTCGGATGAACCCGAACTAACTTAGGTGCTATCTATGGCGAAGAATGTTAGTGCAACATTGAATTATCAATTTGGCAACGACTTCTGGCGTGGTTCGTTAAACGCAAAGACTGTCGGCCAAGTTGGTAATCTTGTTGAATCTGGCATCTTGTCTAAGGTAGCACTTAAAGTAAAGGTGAAGGCCGGACAACGTATCCTTCCATTCGCTAAAGCGTATGATGCCATGCAGGGAAGTAAGTTTAGGGAAAGAAGTATGGATACGCTGAACAACCTGATGTATGATGAATTCCATTGGAAGTTCACACATTGGGGCGGGAAGTATACCAAGTGGGCAGCGATTAAACCGTCTACTATGGCATGGCGCGACAGGATGGTGAAGTTTCATGGTGGCGCTGAAAGTGTACAATCTTCAAGTCATCCGTTAAGTTTTACTGGCCTACTTGAACGGGCAACGCAACAGGGGTTTAAGGTACGCGGATTTGAATTACAGGATACAGCGAAAGCGGAAGGTGGTGAACTTTCGTTTCGTATCCCTAAGATAAAGGTTACGTTCAAGGAACCTGATTTCAGGCCGGATAACGATTGGTACTTTCATCCTGGTGGTAAGGCGCAATCTTTTGGCGACTTGATAAAGTATCATTCGTTCAAGGCAAGACGTGTGCATATACGGTATGTACCGCTAACACCACAGGAATTCCATGATACCGTATGGAAAGGGTACTTGAAATCGTTTCCATCCATACTGCAAGAATCGTTTGCGAGTGTGGATAAGCAGAGAAGTGGACATAGGGCATCGAGGATAGCTGGATTCGCGGCTGGTAAGGTTGGAGGTAAGTTGGGTGAACAGCTTAGGAAGACAAAAGTTAAAGGTGAACAGGTTCATGGCGAAAGACAGCTTACCGGTAGGCAGCGAGCGTTATTGGAAAGAAACCTAAGAAACGTTGAATCGGAAGATATTGACCCTTCTGAATGGAGTTAAATGGCCGGATATATCACTGATTTAACTGCTGCGTACACCAAGTTCTACAATGTGCTTGTAGCGGCACATATTAAGGATACCGCTACTACGCCGATTGAAATTGATTGGGAGAAGAAAGACCCGCCTGAATCGGTTACTGACTGTCCTAAAGGATGGGTAATCAGGGAACAGGGATTAGGTGGCGGGATTGAAACTGACCAGCCGGATATTGAAACGCCTTCAATATTGACGGTTGTGGTGATTGTAGCCCATGTATCGCAAGTATCTAGTAGCGATGCAGATGATAAGACTGACGTACTTTTGGATAAGGTTATAACAGCGTTGAACGCTGATAATACGTTGACTGGATTAGTTGAAGGGATGAAACTTGAACGGGTGATGTTCGATAACAGGCAAAGCGGTAGTGCGTGGTATAGCCGTCCAATGGCACGGTTCACAATGAAAGTTAGGGCAACTGGTATAGCATAACAAAATGGGAGGCATCTAATGGGTGCGAAGACAAAGATTATCAGTTCGTATGGAACGATTAAGATTGGCGGAAGTGATATGGGATATACGCGGGGTGGCGTGTCTATTGCAAAAACATATGACACGCGGGAAGTGGAAGCCGACCAGACGAAGTACCCGTTGTATATTCAGAATACCAAGGAAGGGTATGCCATTCACTTTGCGTTGCTTGAATTTACGGTGGCGCACTTGCGGGATGTATGGGGTGAAGCGGCTACGGTTGTCGGGGCTTCCCTTTCTTTGGGCAAGGCATCTGACAACCCAGTGGATAAGACTATTGTTGTCTACGCTTTGCGGAAGGATGCCAAGTACGTGAAGTTCACGTTCTATACCTGCAACCTTGCCAGTGTGGATAATAGTGAAATGACGCGGGATGGGGAAGCGTTGCTTGGTGCGACCTTCAATGCGTTGTTTAACGATACCTACAACGGTATTGGCGTGGTTGAAGAAGTAGATACGCCGTAAGAAGTGTAGTCAACTTATGGGAGGATTGTGATGGATAGACAGATGATTCATAAGTCAAGGGTAATTGCTGAGTTTGTTAATGATAATGGTGAAGTGGTTAAGGGGAAAGACCTTGCAGAGCATAAGGATGAAGTCATAGCGTTTCGTACTACAGACATAGGGATTGCCTGTTTTATTGAAACGGTAGTAGACGGTGCGATTTGTTCTGAAGCCATACCAGTTCAGGGCGATTCGCACCGTTTTCTATTTGTAATCAATGGCGACCCGCAGAAGATGTTTGAGGCGTTCCACAGGTTGTTTAGTGGACAGGCTATGAAAGCTGTACCTACAGGCGATGATGGGACAAGGGTTAAGCCAGTTGGCGGGTTTAAGTCTGGCGGGGAACCATGCGAGGAAGAGAAGGTACAGCATAATAAGGAAGCAGTTACTAAAAACTATCAGGACAACTACGATAAAATGAAACGACTGATAGATAAGGCAAGGGAACGACAAGGGATACTTGGTGGATAAGACACTTCTTACGTTTCTTGGTGCTGGTGCATCGGTATCCTGGTGTGGTACATCACTTGGGTACACAAGGGGAATATCTATCACACCTGAAATCGAAGTACAGAATTATAAACACCAAGAACTACGCGGTGAAGCACACAGGATAGTCCGTAACCTTAGTTTTACTATAAGGATAGGTATGCTTGAAGCGTCAAGCGCAAATATCGGGCTATTCCTACTTGGTTCTGATGTAGATACTACTGGCGCATTGATAGCTACTGGTAAGTTGAAAAGCAATAAGACGCTTACCATTACGTTCCTGAAGGTTGCGTTAGATCGTACAGACACTACGGAACTAAGGAAAGATGATGCAAGTGTGTTTCCTGTAACATTTAAGAGTTATCTGAATCCAGCAACATCAACGCAGTTGACGTGGACTATTGCATAGGAGGATTGTTATGACTGATGATAAAAAGAATGAACAGGTAGGCGGGACAAAGAAAGACGAACAGATGGGCGTGTTTTCACCGGAAGAGGCTGAACGTGTTATGGTAGACGAATCCCTGAAAGTGTCATACAAGGGGAAGAAGGATTTCACGTTCAAGCCGTTATCGTCCGGTGAAACACAGAAGTTCATGCCGGTGTTCCAGTCTATCTTTGACGAATGGACAAAGAATAAAGAAGGCGATATGGAAGCGGCTTTCGGGCTTCTTACTGACAAGCGGTTGCTTGAATATATCGCCGTATCTATGGGTAAGAAGGTAGTGTTTCTTGAGGGCCAGACAATATCATTCCAGACGTGGTGCTTTAACCAGTTTCTACAGGTATTGGACTTGGGTTTTTTCGTCGCGGAGATGGGCAGAATGATGGCGAAAATGCAGGAAGCCGTTTCTGGCTCATCCGTGCCGTCGGAAGACTTACCCGCGAAAAAGGATGGACAGTAGAACGGGTATTGTCGTATTCACCTAAGAAACTGTACCTGTTACTTCACGAAAGTTACGAGGCGGAGAAAGAAAGTATGAAACAAAACGCCTATGTAATGCACATCGCAATAGCATCGGTACTTTCCAAAGGTGGATTTGAACAATGGGAAAGTTTTGTGTCTGGTAAGGAAATAGACGAAGAAGCGGCCTTGGATGAACTGGCGAATTTATAGGATAAAACATGGCAGAAGAAAAATTCAAGTTAGGGTTTGAATTAGTAGCTGGCGGAAATCTAACCGCTGAAATGAAGCGGTTGAAAGATGCCTTCCGTGACATGATTGGCCCTGACATAGCTGCCAAGTTCAATCAGTTATTTGATGTAATCGAAAAAAGAGCAAAGAGTTTTACTTCTTCGCTATCTCCTCTTGCTTCACAAAATCTATTCGGGGTAATAACTGAACGCGGAGCAACGCTTACAGCACAAGAAAGTACGGGGGTAAAAGTAACAGCCAAGATTCCAATAGAACAAGAGAAGAAGGATGAAGATAGGGCATTTGCTTCGCTTGCAAGACACCACGAAAAAGAAACCGCTGCTACGTTGAAGCAAAGAGATAATCTGGCGAGGATAGAACGTGAAAGAAATGAGCAATCCATAAGGAATAAGGAGGAATTAGAAGCACGAATAAGAAGTGTGCAGGAAAGATTCCACGGAAGGGCAATAGTTGATGAAGAAACAAGAAGAAAAAGATTAAGTGCTATGAGTGATGTAGCATTAAATCTTTATGATAGGGAAATAAAGAAGAGACAGGAACTTGAAGCGCGTGGGCTTACGTGGGTTGACAGTAAGCACAACCGGGCGTATGCCGATGAGCTAAGTAGACAAGCAAAACTGAAACAAGCAAAGGAACAGGAAGTAAAATATAGACAGGAACTTGAAGCAAAAACTTCGACATTTACATCACGCACGAATATGCGTGGTATTGCGGAAAACATAGAACGTAATAGGAAGTTGGAAAGAGAAAAAAAGAAGGCATATCTTGAATCTGTTAGACTACAGGAAGAAGGACAAGCAAAAGATGTTACGCTTGGTGGTAGACAACAACTAAAAGCTATTGCTGAAACACTTGATTTACAAGCAAGACAACGCAGGGAAAAGGCTGGATTGTTGAAGGATTTGCAACGTGAGGGTGTATTGACTGATGAGGTTAGACAAAAGATACAAGCGAAGAATTTGGAAGAAGCAAAGGTTTATGCAAAGGATTTGCTAAGTGGAAAACGTGCCGAAATAAGGGAACAGCAAAGGTATATTGATTTTCTGAAAGTGCGTGGGGTTGTAACGGAAGAGCAGATACAGAAGATAAATAAGATGTCTGCTGCGGAAGCTAAAGCTGCAAGACAAGAATTGATACTAAAAGATAGATTGATGCGGGAAGATTACCGGCGCACATTTGCGTTGGATAGTATTGCCCAAACGCTGATACGCTTAGGTACTACCGCCATTGCAACGTTTAGTATAATGATGCGGGAAAGCACCAGATTCGCGCTTTCCTTAACCCGTCTTACCCAAGGGTATAGCCTTACAATAAAGGAAGCCGTAACGCTATCTGGATTGGCTGAAGCAACTGGTGTAGATATAGATACGCTTACTAAGGGTGTTGGTAACTATTTCCAGAAGATAGTTACGGCTGGACAGGGAACGTCATTGGTGGCTGGACGTGTACGTGAAGCCCTTGCTTTTGCTGGCATATCCGCTGTTAGGTTGGGTGAACAGGGCATGGGTGCGGTTGATATGCTTTCCAAGATGCGGGAAGTATACCGCACATTGAAAGAACCACAGGATAAGGCGTATCTCGGACAGGTTGTATTTGGAAGTGAATACGAAAAGTTTATCCCTATCCTTTCAATGACGGACGAAACATTCCAAAGACTATCTACAACCTTTGGTGCTTTTGCTGAAATAATTGGCAAAGATGCGGCACAGAAAGTAATTGAGTTCAATGCACAGTTTGTAGCATTACGTGAAACGTTCCGTGGATTCGGTATGGTATTGATGGGTGATATTAGTGGTTCAATGGCTTTTATTATGGAACGGTTGAAGGATTTTGTTGCCCTAATTAAGATGATACCAACGCCAGTAAGACAGGTTGGTAGTGTTACTACGGCACTTGTGCCAATCCTTGCTGTTTTCGCTGGTACGATTGTTATGGTGATAAGTAAGTTACAGAAGTGGGGCGATGTGATGGGGCATACACCAAAGTTTGTAATTGGACTACAAACGGCGTTGAAATCGTTGTTTGGTGTTTGGGGTGGACTACTTCTATTGCTTGCTAGTACTGTTGCCATGATAGCATCTTTTGTGCGATGGGAACAACAGGCAAAGGAAGTTACTGAAGATTACACCTTGGCCGTAGATGCAAATTCTAAGGCAGCGGAAGCTAATGCAGCCAAGATGCTTAAAAGTGGAAACCTAACGGAAAAACAGAGTGAAACGGTTGAGCATCATACGCAGATAATAAGGGAACAGAGGGCTGAATATGAGAAGTTGGCAGCGTGGATTTCACGGCCAGGATTACATAATCCGTTTGTTGAAGGACGTAATCTTGCTAAGATGGAAACGGCTAAGAATCTTATTGATGATTCTACTAAGGCGATAAACGCCCTATATCTTTCGGTTGGGAAGTTCGCAAGTTTGTCTGCATGGAAAGACGTAGTAGTAAACCTGAATGAATGGGGAGATATAACCAGTGATGAAACGATGACGATGACACAGCGGATAAATGCTTTGTCATCTGCTTGGGATGCCTATAGGATAAAGAACGCTGATAATCTTGGTATTATTGAACGCGATCAACAAGCATGGGCGAAAGAAACTGCTGACTTTATTGAACAGACGCATAGGAATATAGCGTCATTGGCGAAAGAAGCTAAGAAACCTATTGAAGAACCTGATACTTCTAAATATGGTAGCCGTATTCGCAAGATAAACACTGACACAATGGATGCGGTTACTAAGTTACAGGATAACTTAAAGGCGCAGGAAATAGCATATGGCAAGTTTAAGTTGGAACGCACAGAAAAAGTAGCGAAGACAGAAGAACAGATAAAGATGAACCAGCGCGATATTGACTGGTTTGACCAGTTATCGGTACGTGCTGGTGAAGAAAAAAACCGTGATAAGTATAGAGCTGACGCCAAGGTGTTGCGAGATGAGAATGTTACGCTTGAAGAAACAAAACGTAAAGCCATGAAAGAAAGCCTTGATTTCGAGGATAATCTTATTAGGGATAGAAAGACAAAGAAAGAAGCGGAAGCGTTGTGGATGGTTCGCCAAGCGAAGTTGGTTGCACAGGTGCAGGAAGAAATAGCTAAAGAAAACCGGGAAGTACAACGAGATATTCAGCAGGATATGGCGAATCAGGCTGTAGCGTTCTGGTCTAGTTATGCCAAGATACAGTTGAAATATTCTGGCGATACTTCATATTTCGATAAAGCAATGGAAGAGCAGGAAAAAGCTATCACGCTTAAACGCGATATGGCAATAGACAAAGAAAAGGAATCTATAGGCGAATTGGCTTTGGCCACAAAGGAAGGCAAAGCACTTTTGTTAAGCAAGACTAAACAGGTAACGCTATCTTCGCAACGTGAACTTGCTGATATGTACGAGAGTTTCTATGGTGGGATAGCAAACGATACTACGTTGTACTATCGAGAACGATATAACGCTATCATTGATGGCGAGGTTAAGATAAATGACGCCATGAAGAAGTTTGAAGGTGATAACGATGCGTTACGGCTATCCCTTATTAGACTACAAGCACAGAAGAAGGAACTTGATAGGGAATGGGTGAACGCTACACCGTTGGAAAGATACCTTAAAGATTGGGATGTCTTTGTCAATAAGGGCGCAGGATACGTCGAAAGAATGAAGCGGGATGTGTTTGGAAAACTTCAAGCGGCATTTGAAGATATGGTATCTACGCTATCAACTAAGCCATCCCAGTTGTTTTCTAACTTGAATGACATTCTTGAAAAACTAATAGACACCATTATCTCTTCTGAATCAATAATGAAGTTACATGAACGGATTAAACCAGGACAGTCTATTATTGACCAGATGAATACGATTGGCAGTATTGCGAAGGAAATGTTTGGGAAGAAGTTGCAGATGATGAATCTTGTTCCATCTATGGCTGGTGCGTTAGCCGGTGGTTTTACTGGCGATTTTGGAAAGATAGGCATGGCAAATCCGTACCAGTTTATGCAGAACGCGCCGGAACCGGTTGGTTCACTATTTCCTAAAGAAGCACCTGTAAAGCAACTGACGTTTGAGCAGACGAATAACTTTAACGGTGTGGTTGATATTGAGGTGGCACGGAGGCAGATGGAGGAGAACACGAGGAACGCACAGAAATTTCTTGATTGGAGAAAAGAATAATGGCTGCACTTCCAATTGCTACATTAAATGGCAATAGTCTTCCATATAACTTCTACTATACGCCGTTACATAGAAAGCGTATGGCGATTGAAGATACCATCACACAGAACGTAGTCCAGTTTGGAACGTACTATACTGGCGATGAATATTGGGATTTCAACTGCGATGGTATGTCTAATACGTTGAAGGAAGCATTGGAAACGATATTCGAGAATGGAACTACAGTTACGTTTGTGGATTACCGTTCTGGTTCATACAGCGTAATTATTACGGAATGGTCTACGCAACCAGAAACAGGATTGTGGAATGTTCGTGGAAAGATGAAGAGGATACCATGAAGGTAGATGCCTATATTACCAGCAAGATTAAGGCGAAAGTATCATCCCCATCGTTCACTATTACCGATCTTTCTTCCGTTCTTGGTAAGATGACGTTCTACTATCCATATAATTGCGGTAAGTATATGATACCGCCAACATTAACTACACCAAAGGGTGATGTCTATGACGTAACGGTACAGAAAGATAGTGGCGGTGAAGCACCTTCTACGCTGGTTACGTTCT